TAATTTTTACAACGCCAGTTGTCCCCGTTGCTGTTTCATCGCGTAAAACAAGTGCTACTATTCCCATCGCGCTTCGTTGAATAGCCGAAACTGCTCGCGCTTGGAAATTAATATTAATTTCTGGTAAACCCAATTCAATAACCCTCTTTCGTTATATATTTACATTTAATTCTGCGCCCGTTGGCTTTCCGGCTTCCGGGTCGTTCGCTTCATCATATTGTTCGAATAGTAAATCAAACGAAAAATCAATTACACCGTCCACAATATCACTTGATGGCTCTGTAACATTTAACGCTCTATCCTCAACATATAATTTATTGCCGAACGCTCGCGCGATTTTAAACTGTTTATCTAATACATCAATGTGAAACTCTGAATCACTAAAGTTAGGAAAATAAAAAACCCGAACTGTCATAGACTGTTCTAGGCTTTCTTGTAGGCTTTCGGCTGTATAATCTTCAATACGAACGGTGAATGAAGGCTGTTGAAAACCTTCTTCAACATTTTGAGAAATAACGGGAACATCCGGGAATGTTTGCTTTAATAAACGATTGATTGCAGCTTTTATTGTTTTTGGCGTAATCATAGTCGATTCCTCATTAATAAATCGTCTAACATATCCTCGACAACTTGCGCCATTTCGCCGCTGCTCTCAAATTCATCCATACTTTTTTTCAAAACTTTTTTCCCCGGTACGAATCCCACATTTCGACCGATGCCTTTTCCCGGTATAACACCGCGACCGCTTGGCTTTGGAGGATTTACCAATTGTAAATGCCCGTCCTCGATTAAATGCCCATGCGGGGATGTATTTAACACTCGCACTACTAATTCGCCCTCTCGCCCTTGAAACACTTTGCCTTTTTTCCACTTCTTGTGGTAATTGCCCGTTTGTTTCTTTACAAGCTGCCGCGATTTTTTTCGTGCCTTTTGTGTCGCTTTTGTGCCAGTTTTATTTAAAATTTTCTTCATCGTTCCCGGCGTTTGCTGTGCTGTTTGCAATAATCGTTCTTGCAACTCTGTTAGTCCTTGTAACTGCATTATCTCAAAACCTCCTCAACAAAAATTTCTAATGTTTCGTTATTGAAGTAAGGATTTAAGATATAACGTATTACAAATTCATGGTCTTTATAATGAATTTTCATATCTTTGGTAATGTCTTTTGCTGCGTTATAGCGTACAAAAATTTTGTGTGTAACATTCGTCAAAATTGTATCTGCTTGCTGCTTTTGTAACGTGCCAGTTTGCGGAACGATAGCCGCCCATATAGATTTAATCTTTTCGAATTTATAAGACGTTTCACCAATTTCATTTTCGTATTCGACATTAGCATAAATATTAATGCGATGTTTTAAGTCGTACATTATTCATCACCAACCGTATAAGACGATAGCAAGGATAATAATTTTCGCATTTCTTCGAACGACCATTCGAATTTATCCTTTTTATCATCAATGCCAAAATTCGCTTTGCAATACGATATACACGCCTTACGGATTAATGGGTCTGTATCAACAATTTTTGATTCAATTACGCCGACTTCTTTTAATAACGCTTTCGCTGTATCTATTAAATCTTGTAATTCTTCATCATGTTCATCGCCATCAATTCGCATCGAATTTTTAATCTTTTCTAGCATTTTTATTCACCTTCCTTGTTGTGGAAGGCTTTTTAAGTTTTTCGCTTTCGTCATTTTTGCAAATGAATCCTAATTCGTGCAATTCGTTCACACGCTCGAAATCATCGCAAACGAAAGTGCCGGACAAAATAAACTCACCCGACACTTTGCAAACGAAAGGCTTTAACACTTGATGTTCCATATGCTAAAACCCCCTTTTTATTATGCTGTTGGCGCAAGGATAGAGAACGCCTTTTCATGTGTAACATTGCCATCCACAATTGTGTATGCGCTGAATCCAGTTTTACGAATTTTAATATCGCGTGAAGATTCAACCGTTACCGCTTCATTCGTATTGATTGCATATCCTTTAGCATCGCCGAAAATAACTGTACCCGCCGGAACTGCTGAATCAACTTTAACTGTAAATCCTAGAATACGACCAACGCCGCCCGCTGTTGTATCTGCGATAAAGTATGGTCGTCCTTCTTGGTCTACAACGCCCGCAAGTTTAGTCCATACTGTTTCGTTATTTGCATAAAATACTGCGTTTGATGTATGTTTAGCGCCTAATTTAGAAACAACCTCTAAAACTTTCGCGTAAGTAATGCCATCTGCTGTTGTATAAGTTGATTTTTGCGCTGTTACTGATGCTAATGCTGTTAATACACCCGTCATTTCTTTAACGCCATTACCGTTAATTGCTTGGCGACCTAATTCCGCGCCCACACGCTCAACGATTTCTGTTTTTAAGTAGTCAAGTAAAGCCGGAATTGACATAGCTTCTAACTTAAATGATACAGTTAAATATTTAGCAACTTCTTTTCCAGTTAGTGAAATTTCTGCGAATGCGTTTACTTCTTCTGCTGTTGCTTCTGTTTCTAAATATGCCGCTGCATCGCCCGATGTAATCGCTGTGTGTTTTGGTAATGATACGTTACCTTTAATGTTTAGTTTGCGTACATCACCTAAGAACGGATTTTGCGCGTAAATTTCAGTTAAAATTTCGTTTAATGTTGTTTCCGGAATTGTAGCCGCTGCGCTTGTTGTTGTGTGATTATTCATTTCCATGAATACTGCGTTTTCCTCTGTTGTTAATTCTTGACCTAATAACGCTTTACCAAAAGCATTTTCATATAAGTTTTCAGTTGATTTTACTTCTAAATTTCCCATAACTTTTGCACCCTCCACGATTTGTGATTTATTTTCTAATTGCGTTGCAATTTCACTATCTTTTAACGCTTGTAAATTTGCGTTTGCTAATTTAGCAGCTTCGATTTGTGCATCTAACGCATTTACTTGTGCTTCAATTGCGTTAAATTCTTCAAATTTGCCCTCGTTTACTAACGCTTCGCCTTGCGTTAATAATTCATTACGTTGATTTAATAATTCTTGAATTTTATCCATTATACTTCCCTCGCATTTTCATAATTTTTAATCTTGCTTCGTATTGCGTTTTGTCCTCCACAGTTGATGATGATGAGGATGATTTATCGCCTTCAATCATTTGTGAAATTTTCGCAATAACTTCATCACTTAATAAATTAGCGCCGAAATTCGCAACTAATGTTCCGCCATATTCGTTCTCAAACATCATTTCATCGGCGAATCCATGTTCAATTGCCGATTGTGCATTAAACCATGTTTCAACATCCATTAAAGACTTTAATTCTTCATCGCTTTTACCCGTGCGCGTTTTATACGCATTTGCAATTGATTGATTCGCGCTTTTTAAAATCTCTGCTGTATGTTCAAATGTTCGGTAATCGCCGCCCGCTGTTGTCGATACGTTATGAATCATTAATTGGGCTGTTGGCGACATTAAAACTTTATCGCCCGCCATCGCAATAACACTAGCCGCGCTTGCTGCTAACCCGACAACCTTCACTGTTACGTTACCCTTGTATTCTTTTAAAGCTGTGAAAATTTCACTACCCGCGAATACATCGCCACCGCCAGAATTGATATAAACTTCTATATCTTCATTCGACTGTGGAAGGCTAGTTATAACTTTTTGTGGGCTAGTCGCTTCAATTCCTACCCAATCGTAAATATCTTGTAAGTTATTACTTATAATTGTGCCTTTTACATCAATCTTCTTCATTATTCGTTTTCACCCCCTTCCCGCGTTGGCGCTGTATCTAATCGTCTAATAAACGTATCGCCATCTGGGGATGGGGCATAATTTAATATTTCCCTTACTTCATTTGGCGACATAATACCGCGGTCAACGAATTGAACTAATGCTAGTTTTGTAGACATACTAGCAAATGAAAGATTACTAGCTTCGAAAATAATTTTATTTCCGTAAGCACGTTCTTTACGTGTGAATAATTTACGAGTGAATAAATTAGATAATTGTACAACGTCCGGCTCAATTGCTGCTTCGTAATACGCTATCCATTCATCCTCTGAATAACTGGATGAAATTATTTTTTCGTTCGTATTAAAGTAATCTAATACACGTTTAGTTGTTGCTCGCATTTGATTCTCATTTGGGACATAATCCTTCGGGTCAATCTGCTGTGCATCAACTTTAGCATCCACGCCCGCCGCGCCAAAACTTTCACTTTCCGTTGATAGGAATGTTTCCGTAAATTGCTTTGTTTGTTTCGCTATGTCCTCCGGTCGTAACGTCTGATTAAATTTCAATAACCATCGAATCACGTTACTATTTTTAATCGCTTTAACAATGCCTTGGTCTGTTGTATTAACGATTTCCATTAAAGGCATTAAAGCATCTTGATTACCTTCACCGAATAATTCGTTATCGTTGTAATCTTTTCCTAAATGGATAACATCCGTGTGTTTAAATGTAACGCGCTTTCCGTTCCGCATTGTGAAACGGTAAAATAAAAAGCCCTCACTGTTTGTGAGAACTTCAACATTAGATGCGTTTATTGGATATAGCGCAATAGGATAATCATATGAATCGCGCTCGATATAAATAAATGCGTTATTATTCAATTCTAATTGTGTAATCGTTCGTTCTAATAACTGCTGCATCGTCATGTGTGGATTCGGCTCTTCTAATAAAAATCGCATATACGCTTCCGGATTAACTTTTAATCCGTTTGCATCGCTGCGGATATGTTTCGCAATTGTTTTTCCAATCGCTCGCACTTTTGGACGAATTGCCGAACGTACAACATCGCTTTTATACAAGTTACCATTCCACGAATAAAAACCTTGCCCGCGTTCTTCTATCATTTTGTATGATGTTTGTGTTTTGACTGCATTTTCTCGCTTAAATCGGTCTAATAGTCCCATTTTCTCACCACCTTTTTGGGAATTAAAAAAGCCGACTAATTAGCCGACTTCGTTTGTTCATATTCTTCTAAGTACATCCATTTGTAACCGTAAGCTGTTTTTCTTTTGCCATTACAACAAGCATTAATATGACAACTGTAATTAGAACCAACAAAAACTTTGGCATCTGTCGCACTAGGGAATACCTTTATAAAAACGCCTTTTTTATCAAACATTACTACAGGTTTTTTCATTGCTTCGGAAACTTTATTTATGTGTTCTTTAGTTAATTTCTTACCTATCTTTTTGGCTCTCATTTTAAGTTTCGCTTCATCGGTGTGTTTTTTGCCATGAAAACCGTTTTTCTCTCCAGTAGTAACTTCTTTCATCCTAGTTATAAAATCCTCGTTTTTAGCCGACTCCTTGAGTATATTAATCATTTTTTGTTTGAATTCAGGATTACTCCAACGTTTTTTTGAGTTTTTAGATACCTTATTTTTGAAATCAACACTAGAACAAGTCCCTTTCCGTATTTGAGTCATACGGTTTTTATAATAATCATCATCCCACAATCTCTTTTGTGCGTCAGACATTTTGCGCCTAGTCGTTTCGTTAGGTACGTTACCTTGACCGCCATACGTTAAATTGTATCCGTACTTGCTATTGACGGTTTTGTGTTTTTTTATCAGTTCTACCTCTTGCTGTTTTGCTGTCGTTTCATCTAAACCATCTTGTAATACTATATGTTCAAAATTATCCCAACCGTACTTTTGTATAGCGCGATAAAAATACGTACTTCCTTTATAACCGTTACCGTTTAAGCCCCATCTTCTGTTAACGTCTTTACAAGTTATTCCAATGTATTTTTTGCCGTTTGTTTTATTAACGTGCATGTAAACAGTATACTTTCGGTTCGATTCTGTGTTATAATTCATATACAATCAATTCCTTTCTAATTGGTTGCCACGCTCCTAACCACTCCAATGGTGTAGGGGCTTTTTCTTTTACCTAATTATACCACATTTTAAATGAGATTCATATAATCTTGTTCTTTATCTTGCATAACTACGAAACAATCCAACATTGCCGCTACTCCGTCAATTCTTCGACGTTGATTTTTACCCTTATCCGGTTGAATGTTATTATTTTTATCAATATCAACCGACGTATTCAATAAACACCAACGTGTTATAGGATTATTTTCATAATTTATTTTCTTGGCTTCGAGTTTTGCGCCTAATAACTTCATAGGCGACGATAATGTTTTCTTGCCTTGAATAACGGGTATCATTGATTCTTTACCGAAATATTCAGCAGTAGCTTCCACAAAATACCTAGCGCTCCAACTATCGTACCCGATCCATGGGATGTAAACATCATACTTCGTTTGCATCTCAACAAACCAATCTGTCACAAACTTATAATGTACCGTGTTACCTGGCGTAACTCTCAATAATCCCATGTCATGCCAAATGTCATATGGTATTTTATCTTCTTTTGTTCTTTGCTCTAATAAATCTTCTGGAAGCCAGTACATATGTTTGAAGTAAATAGTGTCGTCATTCGGCAACATGAAGCCGATACAAGCAGCAGTTAAATCGACCGAACTACTCAAGTCAACTCCTCCACAGGCGTAACGTGGTTTTAATTCAGCGATATCGAAAGTAGCCGTATTATTTAATTGGTCGAACGTTAACCAACTTTCATTAGTACCCGAACGCACATTAAAATCTTTCGTTAATAAATTTCGCACCAATAAAGGATTTGATTTCGCTTTGTTAACCTTTGTTCTTAATTGGTCAACGCTCTTTATCGTTGAAAGTCCCGGATTCGCCTTCTGCCATGCGCTTTCGTCAACCCATTCTTTTTCTGAATCAAGTTCATACACTATCGGTAATACTCGTTCGTCTTTATATCCGTCTGGATCGTCATAACCATTTATTATGCGTTCGATTTCGTCGTACTTTAAATCAAACACGCCTTCTCGAACCGTACCAGCCGTTGTCGTGATAATTGAAATAGGTTGCTCGCGTGCCGTCATGCCGTCCACAATTACATCATATAGGTTTTTATCTGATATAGCGTGTAATTCGTCAATCAACGAAGCATGAATGTTAAGACCATCTAGTGTATTCGAATCGCTTGATAATGGTTTGAATGAACCGTCGTTAAAATCTGAAATCATATCAGCCACTAACGTTTTAATCCGCTTAGATAGAACTGGTGACTTCTTAACCATCCTTTTAGCTTCAGACCAAATAATTTTGGCTTGATCTTTTTTGGTTGCTGCCGATATTATTTCGGGTCCCGGTTCGCCATCTGCTACCATCATGTATAAAGCGACTGCCGAACCCCAAGCCGATTTCCCGTTTTTACGAGCTACTATAAGTATGAACTCACGATACTTTCGAACTTGGTCTATTTTGTGAACAAACCCAAATAAAGCAGCAGTCATAGCTTTTTGCCATAATTCTAGCATGAAAGGTTTACCGCCTAGTTTACCCTTTGAATGTTTACAAAAGTTTTCGATAAACTCTATCGCGTGGTTAGCACGCTTTGCATCGTATTCCCACTCGCTAGAAACGTCGTTTAAGTCAGAAATAAGTTTTCGATAAACTCTTTCTATTTTCCTACTAACTGTAACTTTGCCGGATTTGATTTCTTCGTAATACTCAACAATCGGGTTATAATCAACTGGATATCTAATCACGTGAAATCACAAAACTTTCGAAGCCATCATCATTATCCGATTTCGGTAATTCTTTAGGCAGCGCATCCAATAGAATTTTAACTTGCGATTGATAACTTTTATCTAAAGCCGAATACGCTTGAAACACCGATGAAACTTTTCTTCCGTGTTGATTCGCGCCATTCTGATATTCCTCGATTACGCCCTCTTTTTGTAGAGTTATGTGTAAATCTTCTAACTGTACTGCTTTAAACGCTGCATCCTCTACCGTATTTTTTACTATCTTTTTCTTATTCTCCGGTAATTCCGCTAACGCCTTCCACAGTTCATCTTCCTTCTGCTTTCTTCTTTCATCTA